TGCCTTCGCGTAAGGCGGACTGGCGTGCTTGGTGGAGGGTTTAGGCGGTCAGGTCGATTATTTCGCCTTGCCACCCTGGAGGGAGATCGCAGTTTGGTGAGTTGACAATCCACCATCGGAGGTCACGGATTGTGGGCGCACAATATTCGCAGACGCGCCCTGGGGGAGGGGCTGTTCCTTCGATTGGTGCCTCTCATAAGCTGCCCGGTAGTGGTAGTCCCACGCGAGCCTCATGCACTTACGGATGGCTTGAGATGGAACCATGTCGGTCTGGTTCACTTCAAACTCGTAGCGGATGATTTTGGCTAAAATATCTTGGCACTCCGGGGTCAAAGAGACGCCCGGTTTTTTCACTTTTTCGCTTTCTGGTTTTTTGTGCCGACCCACAACGAAAACAATGTCAGCGAATAGGTGCACCCGTGCAACTAATTATTTTATTCGGTGCACCAAAAAAATATTTTCGCCCGCAAACCTTGTCCCCATGCGGATGTCAATAGAAATCTTCGTATGGGGTAAACACCCCATTGATTTTTTTTATTGATAAAAGTGCACCGAAATAAAAAAGTGCACCGCATGACAGCGAGCAACAAAAAACAGGGAGCGTGTTTCCCGATTGATCTCTGGCAGGAGATCAAGCGGGAAGCTCAAGCAAACGACACGACACTGAGCAAAGTGATCGTTCAAGCGGTCCGCGAAATGGTGGATCGGAAAAACAAACGGAGGGCCAAGAAATGAACCTCTCCGAGACTTTCATCGACATGGCGGAGGCTCGGCGCCTCTCGGGTTTTTCTTCCCGATCCATTCGGGATTATATCAAGCGAGGAGAGTTTGCGGCGACGATGCCACGCGGCCGGTGCGGTGGTTGGCACATCGTCCGTCAGTCGTTTTTGGATTGGTGGGGCTATCGCAACGCGAGCACCGCGAATCGCACGACGGTCCCAACACGGAAACGGAGGGCCGCGTAATGGACTACGACACGACGCTCCGCTGCCTCGGTTACGCAATCGACTTCCTGCAAGTCCTCGCGCTGCCGGTTTTATTGGCCGCACTCACCTGGAGGCTCGCACGATGAAAAAGCGACTCTGGCACTGCGAGGGGCTGAATTTCCTTCGGCACAGGGTGGGGGAGTATTTCTGGGCGTTCTCGGCCTTCGAGGCTCGGGAGCGTTTCGCTCAACAATTCGGCGGCGCCCCTAGCCGGGTGGAGGTCGTCCGATGAACGGCTGGCTTTCCGTAGAGGATCAAATGCCGGACTCAGACACCGATGTGATTGTCGCGGCTGAAGATGGCCATGTGGAGGCCGGGTTCCACGATGGTCGCGTCTGGCGGTGGCTTAATGCCTGCCGCATCGACATCGATGTCACGCACTGGATGCCGTTCCCAAATCCACCGGAGGTCGCCCGATGAGCGCGTGGGAGGCCGTCCTTCTCTCCTCCATCGCCTTCGGCTCGATGTGGGCTTGCTACGCGATCGGCTTCCGCGACGGGCGCATGACGGAGCGCAGGCGACAAGAGCGTTACCACCGCCGCGAGGAGTTCAACCGCGATTGGGACAACCACGACGACTTCGATTGATTTTGCCTCGCTAGGTCCCAAGGGGACCGCAGGGGCCAAGGGGGGCTGCGCGATCCCAAAAAACGCAGACCAACAACAAACAAAAGAGTGATGAAAATAATTAAAGGCAAACAACAACGACCACAGCGGGTGGTCATTTACGGGGTGGAGTCGGTCGGAAAGACCACTTTCGCCAGCAAGTTCCCAAATCCTCTCTTCCTAGACATCGAGGGCGGCAGCAACCACCTCGCCGTGGACCGCGTCGCAGTCTCGAGTTGGAAGGAACTCGGCGAGTGCATTCAAGAAGCCAGCCGGACGGATTACGAGACGGTCGTGATCGACAGCGCCGATTGGGCGGAGCGGTTGGCGGTGGAGGATTTACTGGCCACGAACAAGAAGCAATCCGTCGAGGATTTCGGTTTCGGCAAGGGGTGGGTGATGGCGGCAGAAAAGGTCAGCCGGTTTCTGACCGCCTTGGATGCGCTCATCGATGCCGGCAAGCATGTGGTTGTCCTGGCGCACTCGAAGGTTCAGCGCACCGAGCCGCCGGACATCCTCGCCGCATACGACCGCTACGAGTTGAAGCTGTCGAAGCAGTCCTCGCCGCTGGTCAAAGAATGGGCTGACGAGCTTTGGTTTTTCAGGTTCAAAACCAAGGCCGTTTCGCAGGAGAACGGCAAGGCCAAGGGCATCGGGGGCAAGGAGCGCATCATCTTGACTACCCACTCGGCGGCTTACGACGCGAAGACCCGCTCGGGCCTCGCCGAGGAGTTGCCAATGGAGTGGGAGTCCGTGGCGCATGTCTTTGGGAAACCTGCACCCAAAACCTCGGCGCCTGTCGAAATCCTCGGTGCCGAGACGATGGCGGCCATGGAGTTGTTGGAAGCCAACGAGGAGGCGGTGAATGCCTTCCTGACCGGCAACGGATCCATCCAAGAGGGCGAGACCTGGCGCAATGCCTCGCCGAAGTTGCTGGCACAAATCAAATCCCGCCCGGAGGCGCTGATCGCCAAGGCGACCGCACAAATGGAGGTGGCGGCGTGATCAAGGAAATCTCTCCGAGTTCCCTGCCGAAGCTCGCCGAGTGCGCCCTGTTTACGGGCGCACCTGGCACCAGCCCAGCAGCCGAGCGTGGGACTCTATTAGACAAAGCCATCAGGGAGCTTTTGGTTGACGATCCGACCACCTACGACGGCCTCGCCGCCGAAGATCAGGCGGTCGCTCGGTGGGGCGTGGATGAACTTCGCACGCTCTCGGGTGGCTACCATGTCGAGACTCGAGAGGAATATCTCGGCATGGAGGTGCCGGGCCTTTCCAAACCCGGAACAGCCGACGCGGTTTGCGTTCGGGCTCAATGGGTGGCGGATGTAAAAACGGGAGCCGTCAGGAATTATAGGGAACAATTAAGTGCCTATTGTTTAGCCTGCATGCACGAGCATTTTGCGGATTCATGGACGGCTCATGTGATCTATGTCGATCAGCGCCTTCGCCGCACCTACACATTCACACGGGAGCAGGCCGAGGCGACTGTAAGCCGCATCATCGCCGAGGCGTCGAGCCGATTAGCGGAGCCGACGCCTAATGAGTATTGCGGCTGGTGCGCTCATCAAAACGGGTGCTGGGCCTTGGTGCGTCAATCCTCCGAGGCGCTGGCGCTGGTCAAGTCCGACCTCGCACTCTCCGACATCCGCGACCAAATCCTCGCCAATCCGGTGGAGCTTTCGGCCTTCGCCGCGAACTGGAAGCTCGCCGAGAAGCAGATCGCCGAGCCGGTCATCGATGCTCTGAAGGAACGCCTCGCCGCCGGCGAGGACATCCCCGGCTGGAAGGTCACGACCGGCGCGGGCCGTCAGTTCGTCGAGGCCGATGCCATCGCACGGGCCTCCGCCAATGTCAGCAAAGAAACGCTCATCCTCGCCCTCGGCGGGAAGATGGGCGCCGACAAATTTCGCCAGTTCTGCGCCGACGCCGGCGTGGAGATGGACGAGTCAGCGGTGCGAGCAGGGTCACCGATAAACACCCTGCGCCAAATAAAATCCAAAAAATAATATGCCAACATACAAACAGAGTGAACCTAAACCCGTCTATTTCGTGGAGCCGGGAACCTACAAAGTCGAAATCGTCAACGCCATGGAAAAACTCTCCAAGGCCGGAAACCCGATGATCAAACTCATCTGCCGCGTCGAGATCGGCGACGGCGCCAAGGGGCCGGAAGTCCATGAGCACCTGACATTCACCGAAAAAGCGGGCTGGAAGATTGACCAAGTGCGCGAAGCCTGCGGGTTCGCCGTGGTGCCAGGCGAGGACATCGATGTGCAGCCCGAGGATTTCATCGGCAAGACGGCCACGGTCGTTCTTGGTGAAGAAGACGGAGCCGATGCCGGCCATCGCTTCAACACCCTCGAGCGTTGGATGTCACCCAAATCCTCGGCCCCCGCGCCGAAGGCTAAACCCGCCAAAGAGACCGACGACATCCCGTTTTGAGGACTTGATCTTATGATTACATTGATCCCAACAAACAAACTCAAACCGCATCCCAAGAACCCGCGTCTTGTCATGCGGGAGGATGTCATTGAGTCAATCAAAGCAGGGCTGGCGGATGGGTTTCACCCGTCTTATGCCCTGCAAGTCTGGCCACAGGGGGATGATTACTTCATTCTCTCCGGTCACCACCGAACCGAGTCAGCCCGCCGCCATGGCATTCAAGAAGTGCCTTGCTTCGTGCGGGAGGACTTGGACGAGGACGAGGCTTACATGGTCCTCGCTACGGCCAACGCGCAAGGCGAACTCTCGCCGCTCGAGATCGGTATGCACGCCCTGCACCTGCCAGACAAGGGCAAGCATGGCGGTGGATTGAGCGCGTATGCCAAAAAATTAGGAGTCTCTGAATCAGCCATAAGAAAGAGCCGAGACGGGGCGGATGTTTGGTCAAAAATCGCACTCAAGTGCGAAATTGATGGGGGCCAACTTAAAGAAAAAGCCGCGCACCTCGCCGCGATCCACAAACTCCCAGAGGGGGCTTGGGGTGTGGCGGTGGAGGCGATGCTCAAGCAGGAGCTGTCAGCCAAGGACACCCAGAAGGCGGTGGAGGATGCCATCGAGGCCGGGAGCGAAATCCCGAAATCCCAGGCTGATCGGTTGCACGGAGTCGAGGCCCGAGTGATGTCAGGCAAGGTGCGTCGCAAGGGGGTCCGCGACATTGTGGCAATCCTCTCCGAGATCGACGCCATCGAAGAACAGGTGATCGATGGAGAACTAACGCACGAACTCAATCCGCCGGCAGATTGGTGGGATATTCGGGAGGTTAGCGCATACAGGGACGAGATCGCGGCGGTCGTGGCTGAGGCTATGGCACTCAGGCCCACCGTCTACCGCACAGATGCCCTCTCATTACTCGCCACGATTGAGGATGAGAGCGTCGACCTTATTATCACCGACCCACCTTATGCGACCGACATCGAGGACATCGCCGCATTTGCCAAGTCATGGGTGCCGGTTGCCATCAAGAAGCTGGCAAAGACGGGGCGCGCTTACATTTGCACGGGAGCCTACCCGGCGGAGTTGGCGGCCTATGCCACGGAGTTGCTCGCCATCGAGGGGCTGAAGGTTGGGGTCCCGCTGGTGTGGACCTACAACAACACGATCGGGCCAGCGCCAACGCACGACTACAAGACAAACTGGCAAACTATCTGGCATGTCTACCGCGAGGACGCGCCGCCGATTAATTCGCCGATCCTGACAGAGAAGAACACCGTTCACACGATCAGCGCGCCGGACGGCCGGCATGACGGGCGACTTCATGCTTGGCAGAAGCCGGACGAGTTGGCGCAGATGCTCATCCGCCATGCCTTGGCAAAGCCGGGGGCCACGGTGGTGGATCCGTTTTCTGGCACAGGCACATTCTTGGTGGCTGCATCAAAGGCCGGCCACAAGGCAATCGGCTCAGAAGTCTCCGAGGACATGATCAAAATCCAAGCAGGGAGGGGGATCCGCCATGAGTGAATTTGAGCAGGATAAAAACTGGTCGGAGACTACTTTGGCACAAGTGGTTTGGCCTGCAATACAGCACAGCCAGGGTGGGGTTTTAATATCAGTCGAGGGAGACTCAGGGGTTGCCTCTCGCCAGATGGATATGACTTCAGGGATTGACGCTCTCATTATGGGAGAGAATGGGATAAAAACTCTTGCAAACAGG